ACCATACTATGACTGCTATCACTCAAGCATCAAAGATACTGGGAACACAAAACCCAAAGGAGATTCTTGAATACCTTATGCACGGTAAAAACCCCTTCCCGATGGCTGTTGACCACCCCGAAGGTAAACATCCCGAATTGAATGATGCTTTGTTAGCCCGTAAACTTGGAGAATTTGATATTGATAAATTCAATAGTGGTATAAACAGTATGAAAGACAGTATGAATACTGAGATTGAAAACAAGAAAAAGAATCAAAAAAGTAAAACCATAATGACCACTGATGAAAAAGATGTGGTGTCACGCTTTTTACAATTCGGTGGTATGATGCCCGCCTCTCAAGAAGAAAGCGAGTTGAACACCAATCTTGATATGATGAATCAGCAATTGATTGACACACCTGTTGAGCAACGAGGCGAACTGATGCAACAAATTCGTGACACTACTGAGCAACTTGAGCGTGTACAACAAAAAATGAACAAAAAGAGCAGTTCCTCTCATTGGGAAAAGGATGCCGCTCGTACACATACAATTTTTAGCGGCCATCGTAAAACAATTGCCGAGGTAGCACGAGATGTTATACTACCAAAATATCTTGAGCATGACCCAAACGCCTTTGACCCGAATGACCCGGAAACATTTATTGCAAACCATCACCAACTTATGCGTGATGCTCAACGCTACATCGCATCTGTACCTCATTCAGTGCATGGTATAACAACGACTAATTATGGTATAGATACCTCGGTAAAATCTTCATCAAAGGGTGTGCAAAATCCACTACATGCTACGGTAGGTGAGCATTTATCCACGGATGGAAAGATGATTGATGGTAATATGAGTGTAGATGAAGTGCTTAAAATACTCAATATAGAAAAGACCCCTGTTGGTAAAGAAAAGGCACGAGAACTCATTGCCGCTTCTAATGAAGCCAATACACCTTTATTTGCATCAACTATCAAAGACATTTTACTTAGCGGTAAAGTTCCTAACATAGATGCTATCAATCTTAATCAATTTACAGATGAAGAAATGATGAGTAAGCCCGAAGAGGAATTGACAGATGAAGAACGCTTCTTCCGTCATGCACGAGAAAATGGTTATCATGATGCAATAAATCATTACCAACAACAAACGGATAACAAACAATGGAAAGGGCACCACTCTCACGCTGTACCTCGTTACATGGCTATGAAATTAAATCCTCAGCAATTTGGTTATTCTATGACGGCGGCTGGTATAGGGGCAATAAGTGGAGATGTACACAATGCAAAAGGATTCAAAAGCAAATCATTGGCTCGCACAACGAACACAACGAAAAATCATCTTGATACCATCGTTCACTTTGACCCTCGTGTTATGGATGATGAAGAAGGTATCTTTACTCCGGGCGAAGAAATTTCACAAACAGCAGGTTTTGGACAACGACCTGTAGGTGCGGCTACACCTGCTAACACTGCTTTGACAGACCACTTTGACAGTGGTGCATGGCATCACGGATATGAATTAACACCGACAGTTGGTGCTGAGTTTGACGCTGAGGGAAATATATTCGCAGGTTCACATGTTAGTACAGGATTGTATCACAGTGTACCTCAAGAACTCACTGAGATGGTACATGGAAAAGAAATAGCAAATCAAGTGTACACAAACGCTCCACCACCAATGAACCCTTCTAACGCTCACCAAAGTATGAATCTTGAATCGGCTGACACAGCGAGTGATAACATGTACACTGTAGCGGCCAGTGAGATGACTGAACTTATCACATCACTTCTTGACCCCGATATTATGCTTACAAAGAGCGATGATGCAAAATGGAGTCCACCTGTTCGTCCTATGCACCGTATCTTTGAAATGAGTGACTTAGAACATTTGCGTGGTTTCAGTGGTTCATGGGTTGTGAGTAAGTGGTACGATGGAAAGCGTCTTGTTATTGTAAACAAAGATGGAGAGATTACAGCGTATGACGAAGGTGGAAGAAAGAAGGGTCTTCGTAAAGCCACGAAAGAGGCTCTTGAAAAGATGAATGATAAGAATTACACGCTTGATGCTATACTTGGTGAAGAGGAATTACACATCATTGACATTATCAACTACGATGATAACAATGTGGCTGAAATGCAGATGTTTGAGCGATTGAAGATATTGCGCTCACAGTTTGACAGTCAAGAACATGTTATTGTACCCGGCCCGCACGATACTCGCATGACGGATGATGAGGGACTGGAAGAGGCTGTAAAGAATCTCAAAGAAGACCACGATAACATTCTCCTTCGTGATAACAAATCAACATACATGCGTGGAGAACGCCGCCATCCTAAGTGGGTGTTGTATCGTGATACTCGTGATTTCAACTTCATAGTCCTTGACCGAAGAGGCAAAGGCCCATACACATACCAACTCGGTGCTGGCCCTATTCTTGAGATAGAGGGACTTGGAAACCGAGCAGTAGAACATAAAGGAGAACATTACATGGATGTAGGTACTGCACACAATCAAAAGAAAGTCTTCAAGGTTGGAGATGTTGTTCGTGCATCCATTACAGGTATCTCAAAGAAGAATCGCAAAAATCGCCCCGTGTACAATGTACAGTTTAAAGAATTGGAAGGAGAGGGCGAAGGAGAAGGTGCGGCCAGTACAGAATCTCTTGACCTCATGACTAAATCCTTCCCTCCAATTCTTATTCCACACGATATAGAAGTTGGTGATAATGAACTTCAAATCGTGTTGAAGGGTATTGATACAGTAGTGTATAAGATGGAGGAATTGAACGATACATGGGTATTACATTCTCCTACAAGCACTATGGGTGTTCTAACTAAAACTGATTACCCAGTAATCCTTTCCGAGAGTCTTATGCCGTTTTGGTCTTCTGTAGCACCGTTGTTAGTAAAGGGATACTTACAGAAAGCAACAGAAGTGGATATGCCTAAGAAGCCCACAGATGAACAGATGGAAGAAGGTAGTGCTGGTATTCTTGAAGAGGATGATGATGAAAGATTGTTAAAACCTAATGAAACGAAGAAAGCGTTGGAGATTATTACACGAGCGTTAGACAAAATATCCAAAGAAAAAATGACATGGACTGGCCCTAAAGGGTTGGGAATAGATGTAGGTACGCCCCAAGAATCACCTCGTGGCCCTACACAACTTCGTGACGAGTCCACCCTTCCCGATTTTGACGGCGAAAAGAAAATTACCGATGAAACAAAAGAGAAGAAAAAAGATAGACTGAATCACATTCAAGTACAAACTGACGAAGGTGAGAATTTGTCTATAGACTACGACAATGACCAGCCTTTGTTATCTCGCTCTTAACGAGCAGTATAAATACCATAAGAGTCAGTCGGAAGGTTAATGCTAAGTATTCAGCGACCCAGTGACGGTATCACTCTTCTAAAGAGTGGTAACGATTTGGTAGTTGCTGGCTACGCATCGGTTGAACTTGTTGATAAACAAGGTGACCTTATTACTCGTGGTGCTTTGAGTGACGCTTTTGACGGTTTCATGAAAGGCGATAAATACCGAAATGTGCAACTGGCGCACTCCAACATACAAGTTGGAGAAGTAATTGACAGTTACATAGATTCTAACGGACGAATGTGGAAATCCGAATGTGATGACACAGGAATGTTCGTTGTAGTACAACTCCGCAATGATATAGAGAAGGCTCGTGAAGTAGCCGCCGAAATCCGCAAGGGCAACCTTCGTGGATTCAGTATTGGAGGACAAGCGTTCAAGCGAGTCCGTAAATCCGATATGGAAAAAGGTGACTACCAAGAGATTTCAAAAATGGAGTTGCATGAGGTAACGATTTGTGAAAAGGGTATTAACCCCGAAGCACAATTCCGAATTTTGAAGGAGGACACCACTATGACAAACGAAAACAGTGATTTGACAGGAATTATGTCACGCCTTGAAGCCCGATTGGACGCTATGGAAAAAGGGGAACTACCTCCTGCTCTCAAAGAGTCTATGAAAGACAGCAAGGCTGATGAAGAAAAGAAACCCGATGAAGAAAAAGGTGACGAAATGAAAGAAGAAAAGAAAGAGAACCCCTTTGCAAAGGGAGAATACAGCGATGTTATCTCATCGGAATACTTGAGTTGGATGGAAAACACCCTCAAGTCTGCTGGTGTTGATACCTTCGCCGCTCGTGACCACTTTGACGCTCTTGAAAAGGCGCAACTTGGTGGCTTTGATAACCCCGATGCCGTGGACGGTGCTGATTACTTCGGTGGTCAAGTTCGTGGCCGTGGACAAGAAGGTGGTTCACCATCTACTGGTGCAATCAACGCTATTACCGCCTCCGGTGGAAAAACACCTTCCGGCGCACTTGGCCCTGCTACCTTGTCCAAAGGATACCTTAACCATGAAAATGTGAGCGATGTTGATATTGAAGCCGCTTACGAAGTTTACAAAGCCGCCGCTTCGGAACAATCTTTCCGAAACGACCTTGAAGGACATTTCGCTACCCGCTTCCAAAACGAAATGGAAGTTGCAAAATCACAGGCTGACAAAGCCGCCTTTGACGCACGAGAACCACTTTCGGAAATCGTGAAGTCCATTGAGCAACTTTCGGAGCGCATTGACAACATTGGTACTGGAACTACTTCCACTATCCAAAAGTCAGTCTCCACCGTTGATGTCCCTTCCACGCAAGACCTCGCCAACATGGGTTGGGATGAGGTTCACTCGCTTGCACAGCGAACCTTGCGAGGGGCTTGAAATTAAAAAAAAGAAATGAGGTGAATTATTATGGCACGAGATTATATTAGAAACATTACAGACATGGAACGATACTACTATGGCGCAGGAAACGCTATGGGTTACTCCTACTCCGGTAGCGAATTGCTCAAGGCTGATGCACCTATGCTATCAACCACTGCTGGTACATACCAAGCAATCTACGGACGCAAAGTTTGGAGTCAGTTGAACCAAGAGTTCAACGCCTTCTCCATTCTACCAAAGCGACCGTGGGAGCGCAGTGGATGGCGAGTTATCACCGAGCGTCCTTCCTTTACGGTTGGCGGCGGTGTTGCAGAAAACGCAACTCTCCCCGACACCACCAAGCCTACCTTCCAACACATTGCCGCAAAACCAAAGACTGTTGTACACACCTTTGACATGAGCGAAACCGCAATGTTCCTTTCCGACAAAGATGACGGACTTGGTGACATTCGTGCAATCCTTAAGGAAGAAATGGGTAAGCACCACGCAGAACACATCAACAAGATGCTCACTGTTGACAAGGCCACAGTTGCCGGAAACGACTTTGAGTCCCTTGACCGTGTTACCACTGGTGCCTCCGCTGGCTCCGCAGAAGACATGTACAGCATTGACCGAAGTGCAAACTCTTGGTCACTTGCAGAACATGACGAAAACTCCGGTACTGACCGAAACCTTTCACTTGACCATTTGGACACTTTGTTCCAAAAGACATGGACTCGTGGTGGAAATCCAAAGGTCATCCTAACTGGATACGACACTTTGATGCGCCTTCAACAACTCCTACAATCTCAACAACGATTTATGGAAGAGAAGCGTGTTACCCCTACCTACAACGGTGTTAAGGGTGTTCCCGGTCTTGAAGCAGGATTCATTGTTGCAACATACAATGGTGTCCCAATCATTCCATCTAAGGACATTGTAACGGACACATTGAGCCGTATGTACTTCCTTGACACTGATTACTTGTACTTTAGTACAGCAATTCCAACCCAATACTTTGAGAGCGGTATTGAAACTGGCGACCCGTTCGCTATCAACCGCCTCGGACAAGAAGGAATGTACCGTACTATGGGTGAACTATGGACGACATTCTTCGGCGGTCACGGCTCTATCCGTGACCTCAAGTGAGGGTTGAAAACAAAAAAAATATGGATGTGTAATATATGACAACAGAGTTAATGAATGAAACAAAAGGCTTAATTATATCATTTGATGATGGCGATTTTACCACTGGAACCGTAGAGGTTCTTTTGGACTTGGATATGCGAACAGGAACACCCGTTGATGAAACGGGTTGGTTAGACGGTAATGCTGGTGGTTCATACCCCGGTAGCCTTACCGGATTCACCGCACAGAACGCTGACGGTAATGCCGCTGGTAGTATGCGCTTGGTGACCATTGGTTTCACGCTCGCTGATGCGGATGAACAAGTATTGGTTGTTACGCAAGGGGCTTCAAAAATTATTGGAGTTCTTGGTACCACTTTTGCAGTGGCCGACAAGACCCTATCAGCAACCTTTACCAACACTGGTGCGGCTCCTGCCGCTAAGACCGGGGCACTTCTCCCTGCAATCGTCCTTCACGGCGAGGCTGGCGGTGCTGGAACAGTGACCGTAATGATGCTTAACTGAGTGTGATTTAGATGCCTAAAGTGACCTTTACTGGGCCATTCTATGAAAGGCGGCGAAGAGATTCACCGACTTCATGGATTCGTGGACAAGTAAACGAAGTCACTCAAGCATGGCTGAACGAGTGGCGACATACGCTACCCGCAAAGCACTTCAAAATTGAAGAGGATGAAGGAGTCACCGTTGATGGTGACAATGACGGAATCCCCGACAACGGTTGGTCACGAAAGGACATCCTTAAGTGGTTGACCGACAACGGAGTAAGCAAGGGTAGTGGTTATCTTACGAAAACCGCCGCTCTCGCTCTTGTAAAAGGGCATCTAAACACAACAAATGAATAAGGTGAAAAATTATGGCGGCAAGTACAAGCACAATAGACGCACGACCAACCGTTTTCGGTGATAGAATGATTATTACTGGTAGTTATACTGCTGGTGACACAGGAACTCTTACCATTGATTTGAGTTCTTTCCTTTCGGAGATTGACTTCGCAGGAGCAAACTCAAGCGGTGATGTTGCGGGTTCTGCAATCACAGACACAGGTGCTACACCACCTACACAAGTAGTGAACTTTGCACCCGATGTACGAATTGACGGAACATCGGTTAAGATTGCTCACGGTTTAGTTGCATTTCCCGAACAGGCTGGAACATTTATCGCAATCGGTCGTCGCTCTTGAGGTGACGACTTATGGCGGCACTAACCAAGATTGGCGTAAAAATGCTCGGCCCTTTCTCCCCAAAGGAGTTTAGTGACACAGCAACTTTGCAAGGAGCCATTCAAACGGCTATCCATGCAATTG